AAGTATCATACACGACCATTTCTACTATATCGTTTAAACTCGCTGCTTGGACTAATACAACAGTTGTACCAGTTGTTGCTGTGTAGTCATCACCAGGAACAAGCAAGATACCATTTTGATATACATCCATATACAAAGTATCATTGTAACTTAGTGATAGTGAGTTGGCATCCGATCCACTAAAGCTAGTTTGTCCAGCCGTGGCTTGATACTGAAACCTACTTCTTACACCAAAATTTTCTGATCTACCTATGTATGGCATTAGTCTGCATCCTCTATTGTATTACCCTCGGCTACCCATTCTTGGATTGCTTGGAAATGTCTGTTGGCAGGGTCTAGTGGCACAGACATTTCTTGTCCATCTATAGTTGCCTTGATACTCCCAGTACCAATATCGTTAAAACCTTTTGTATACTTTGCTGAAGTAATATTCATATTATTCATAGTATCTCCTATAACTCTGCATCAAAATCTAATCTTTCACCATTACCAAAATAAAATGTATGAGCATAGCTTGCACTTGGGTTAAAGTCTAAACCTACAGATATTGTTGCCATGCCATCGTGAGCTTGTTGTAATGTCATATTACCTGAGTTAAAGTCATCATTATTATTGTTGCCTTGAACATTACCAACTGGGTCACTAGCAGCACTTCCATTTTTTGATAATACAGACATTGATGGTTCTGCTCTCATCACTTTATGTAATTGAACTGAAATCATTCCTGTGTTTGTACTATATCTTGATAAAGCTCCTGTTAGATAATGTTGATTATCAGCAGTTCCAGAAACAATTTGAAAATACCTCTGACACAAAGCTAACTCTTCTGCATATGATCTGTGTTCAAAAGGAGTAGCTGCAGAACCTGCTTCTAGTTGGACACCTGTGATGTAGAAGTTGTTAGATGTACTGTCCATCCAGTTCACCTGTTCAGACGTACTATAATTAGCACCTGTTGTTGTCCATTGATTTGCCGTGGCATTTGTATAAGAACTACCAAAAGCCAAGTTCCAACTTAAAAACATACCAATAGTGTTGTTATTTAGAAGTAACCCACCAGTGGTTAATGGAGGTATGACTATAACTTTTTTTTCCCAAGTATTAGCAGAGTCAATGGTAAACATTGTAGGATACTGGTACTGTGTTACGGCTGCTTTTTTGAAGGTAAAACCATAAGAACCTGTCTTACTAGACTTAACCCAAAAAGATAACGTGACATATTTGGCAGCACTTGTTCCATACGCTAATTGTTGGAGGTCTTGACTTTCTATGTAATATGCATATTGGACGTATTGACCAGATGCTAAACTTGTATCTGCGGTAGTGACTTGAAGTTTGTTTGAATACCCAAAACCTTCTGGGGTATCTGTTGATCTTTCGGTTGTAAAAGAACCATCTGTTCCTTCAAACAGCTTAAAACGATCTGCTAGAAACAAATTATCAACGGCAGTAGTAGCCGAAGAACCACGCTGCCAAACTTGGTATGCACCATTGATGATAAGGTTACGTCTACCAAGATTAGGTGTATATAGCTTATCTGTAGTTACAGCATCGTCTGTTAGACCACCAGTTCTTACCTTAGTTAAAGCCATTACTTACTCCCTATGCGTATGGACTATCACCTAATACACTTGTATCCCAAGCAGCTTTAAGTTTAGCTATAGTGTCTGCACTTGTAATTGCACTTGCAGCAGGAGCATCTCTTAATGCTTTCTTCTTTGCTACACTTGCAGCTTGAGCATCTGTGTCACCTGCTTCTAATGCTTTCATATAGACTACATCTTCAGCATCAAGCAAAGGCTTTCTTACTTCCCTTACCTTGTCCTTGAATATGTCTTTAGCTGTTGCTAAGTCTTCAGATATTGTACTACCTGATAATGTCCATGCACCTCTGAAGTGCCTGTCTGATGGAACAGTTGCATCTGAAGCAGATATAGTGTTGCCATCCTTGTCTACGATGTTAGTTGTTGCCATTAGTTTCTCCTTTAAGCAGCTTCTTCATTATGTGTGGTTAGTTCTTCATTAATCTTCCAAGCATTTCGCCACACTCTCGTGCTTGGCAGTTGTGACTTAGTACAAATAACCATTCTAGGTTTATTTGCCTTGTCGTAATCTCTCCACACATGCTGTGGTATGTCTTTCATAATTAAGTATTCTATTGCCTGTTCTTCTGTCATTGCCTCAATAGGCTTTGTGTTGTGAAGCAAATACCCTCTTGTATGTTTAACAAAATCTGGTTTTGCCTCATCCTTCTTTAACTCCCAGTATGCCTCAACTGGAGGTAAAATACCACCCTGCAATGCACAAGCCATCCAATTAGGGTCAGGATGTGTAACCTTTGCAGGTTCATCAGGTGTCTCTGGGTCTTCCCATACAACACAGTATTCTGTTCTGTAAGGCTCTAGCTTTTCTTTCGCCCAACACAATCTATCCCAAAGATGTGTGCCTTGAAATTCTGGTGTTTCTATTGTCATGCTAGTTCCCCTGCGTTTTGCGTAAAATGTGCAATGCAGTCTCCTGCGTTTGTACTGTTATATTCTAAAGTATTTATTCTAAATTCACTTGTTGTAAATGTAACTTCAATAAAAGGGTGTATACCATTTCCAGTTCCCAATCCAAAGTAAGTAGCAGCTACAACAGAGTAACTTGTATTAGCCATAATATTAGTGGCTACTATTTGTTTTTTACCTGCTGCTTCATCAGATGCAGATGAAACATTAAAACTATCGTTTATAGTTGCATCTACACCATTAACATTACACCATTGTTTATTACCACCATGAACTAAATAATCAGTATCAACACTTCTTGCAGTGCCATCTATCTGTCCACTTGTCTGTAATGTATCAAATGCTATTGTTCCGTTTGCCATTATGCTAAGTCTCCTGATACTTCTCCAACAACAAGTACATCATCAGTTACTCCAACTCCTGATACGTGTTCTAAAAGATAAATTCTACAGCTAACTGTTAAGTTTTGACCAAGTGAATATAATGTAGCAGTGTGACCACTTCCAGAACCACAAGCTACAGTATGAACGTATCCATTACTTGCCATAACATTTGTAAATACGCATTTATAATCACCAGTTCCTCCATCTGTTATAGAAGTATTATTAAAACTATCTCTTACGTAATCTGAGGAAGCTGTTCCATCAAGATTAACGAAATGTTTAGTTAACCCTTGCTGAATACTTGTCTGTGCTGAACCCTCACCTCTAATAGTCATAGAGTTTGCACTTGCACTAACTACAGGTGTTGAGCCAATGGTTATGGTTGTTGCAGTGGACTTGCCTGTGATTGTGTCTAGTATTACTTCACTCATGCTAAGTCTCCAAATCCTGCAATCATTGCATTTATGTCATAATTCCCTGAATTAGATTCATTATCTCTACCATAACTTGGAAAACTACCAGTGTTTCTACCTGCAAAAATACAATGCTCATGGTAACCACCACATCCTGCCACAAGAGTATAAACAGTATTAGCCATGTTAGATGCAATGTTTAGTGTATGTATACCTGTACCACTATCCGAAATACTTGAAATATTTACTTGGTCATTAATTGTAGCATTTTCTGCATAATTAACAAAAAGTTTTGCAACACTCCTCCTAAGAAGTAATGAAGTAGCACCACCATCTGATGTAAAAACAGCATTAGTTCCTACAGTATGCACACCTGTTACTGCAAGTGTTCCACCAACAGTAGCATTTGCACCACTCAATGTTATGGCAGTATCACTACCACTTGTGCCTTGTAGGGCATCTACTTTGATTCTGCTCACGATATCACCAACCTTCCACCACTGTTCACTGTCAATGTAACACCACTATCTACTGTAAATGGACCAGTTACCTGTGCATTTTCTGTGGCTAATATTGTTGTATTAGCAGTTAAGTTTTGTGCATTTGTTCTGAACAAACCACCTGCCTTGAAGTTACCTTTGTTCTCGGCTGCAGGTGTAACTGTGCCAGTTTGTGGTGCTAAAAAGTTTACAAAGATATTTGCAGTTCCAGAACTAGGTGCAGCAGTAAATGTTAAGGTTGTTCCATCTGGTATGGTATATGCTGATGTGTCTTGTACAACACCATCTACAGATACAAGCACATCTTGTACTGAACTTATTGTTCTGCTTAATGTAAATGTGGTATCCGATCCATCGCCATTAAATCTTTGTACGGCAGTTGTAGCCTCAAAAGTTGTAACTGGAGTTTTACCAAGAAAAGGCATTATGTTATCTCCATTATTGATACAGCAATATCTGTAGCTCCACTTGCTGTAAGTTTTAATACATCTGTTGCTTCCATAACAACCTTGTTACCCGCCAGAAGTTCTAAGGATGATCCTGCTGGAATGGGTGCATTTGTAACAAGTTCAACATTCTGGTTAGCTTCGTTATTCGCTCCTGATCTATTTGAAGTATCTGATTCTATTGTAACTGTGGCAGTAACTTGACTTGTTGTTGTATTACCTAACATTATTCCCAGTAGAACTGTCGTTGTGGAACTTGCTACTGTGTATATAACATCAGCACTTGTTACACCTGCCTTTGAAACTAATTTAAATGTATTTGCCATATCATTATCCTAACGCTATTGCTAATGCCGTTGCTTCCTCTGATGCTTCTGTTAATGTTATTGCAGAAATATCGCTACGAACTTCTGAAGCACTTCTACCTTCTATTACTGTACCTGCAACTCTTAAAAAATCATCATCTGCCACACCAGTTGTAAACTTAGGTACATTATTATTAGAGATACCAGTATCTAAAGTTGCTGTTGCAGTAATAGCTGTTCCATTTAATG